GGATGCGGCGATGGCCAGGGTGCAGTACAAGGATGAAGAGGCTGGGGTGGTGTTGGGGGTGGACCCGGCGCGGGGAGGGATGGACAGTACGGTGATTGTGGTGAGGAAGGGCCGGGATCTGGTGGAGGTGAGGCGGTTCAGGGGGGATGACACGATGACCACGGTGGGTCATGTGATTGATGCGATTGAGGAGTTCCGGCCGGCGTTGACGGTGATTGATGAGGGTGGGTTGGGCTATGGGGTGCTGGACAGATTGGTGGAGCAGCGGTATAAGGTGCGAGGGGTGAACTTTGGCTGGAAGTCGCGCTCTCCTGCGATGTGGGGCAACAAGCGAGCGGAGATGTGGGGGGCGATGCGGGAGTGGCTGCGCTCGGCCAGTGTTCCGAAGGATCGGCAGTTGAAAGTGGATCTGACGGGGCCGAGGGTGAAGCCGGATTCGAGTGGGACGATCTTTCTTGAGAGCAAGAAGGACATGAAGGCGCGAGGGTTGGCCAGTCCGGATGCGGCCGATGCGTTGGCTGTGACGTTTGCGTACCCGGTGGCCACGAGGCAGGCGCGTGACCCTGTCCGTCGCCTGACCATGCCGCAACGGGGTGGTGTCTCAACGTCCTGGATGGGGTCGTGATGGCCACAAAGCCCGGCCTGTACGCCAACATCCACGCCAAGCGCGAGCGCATCAAGGCTGGAAGTGGTGAGAAAATGCGAAAGCCTGGTGCTGCGGGTGCGCCGACGGCCAAGGACTTCAAAGAGTCTGCCAAGACGGCCAGGAAAAAGTGATGCCGGGCATAAGCAAAGGGTTTGCAAAGGGGTATTACGGAATCGGACTGCGTTCTGATTTGTATCCTGGCGAAGATGAGTTTTTTCGCAAAAACCCGACGGTAACCGGCATGGCGGCGGACGATGACCGCATCATTTTGAATCCTTACAGCACGTTGTCGGACAGAGAAAAAGAAGCGGTCATCATGAACGAGGCGGCGCGAGTGCATATGCGGCGCAACTTTGAAAGGCCTCAGTTCAACCTGACGCCTGAGCAGGAGGCCAAGTTTAAAAACTACTCGCAAAACCCGGAAGATGTGCGTGCAACCGTGGCGGCGCGTATTCTGTCGGGCGACCCGTCAGCGGGCACGGCAACGCCAGAACAGATGCAGTACGTTCAACGTCTGCGTCAATTCATGGGAGTAAAATGATGCCGCTAGTAAAATCGGCCTCTCCTGCGGCCTTCCGGAAGAACGTCAAGGCTGAAATGGCGGCTGGGAAGCCTCAGAAGCAGGCGGTGGCCGTCGCCTACTCGGTCAAGCGCGAGGCTCAGAAGTCGCCTTCCAAGGGCAAAAAATGAGCAAAAAGGACGTTCTGGAGACGATGCGCCATCGGTTGCAGATGGCGTTGAGTGCTTACAGCGACAGCCGGGAAGATGAGTTGGATGACCTGCGTTTCATGGCAGGAAGCCCGGACAATCAGTACCAGTGGCCGGCTGATGTGCTGGCTACGAGGGGCTCGATCCAAGGTCAGACCATCAATGCGCGGCCGTGCCTGACGATCAACAAGCTGCCGCAGCACGTTCGTCAGGTTACGAACGATCAGCGCCAGAATCGGCCTGCCGGGAAGGTCATTCCGGTCGATTCGCAGGCCGATCCCGAGATGGCCGAGATTTTCGAGGGGATGGTCCGGCATATCGAGTACATCAGCGATGCTGATGTGGCGTATGACACGGCCTGCGACAACCAGGTCACGTTTGGCGAGGGCTACATCCGCATTCTGACCGAGTATTGCGACGAGAACACGTTCGATCAGGACATCAAGATTGGGCGGGTGCGCAATTCGTTCAGCGTGTACATGGACCCGACGATTCAAGACCCGTGTGGGGCGGATGCCAAATGGTGTTTCATCACCGAGGACATCTCCAGGGATGAGTACGGGCGGCTTTTCCCGGATGCTGCGCCGATCACGACGATTCAGGCGCAGGGGGTGGGTGATCAGTCGTTGGCCATGTGGTTCAACGAGACGCTGATCCGGATTGCCGAGTATTTCTACATCGAGGAGTCGCTTCAGACGCTGAATATGTACCCTGGTGGGGTGACAGCGTTTCAGGGTTCGCCCGAGGCCAAGCAGTTGGAGATGATGGGCTTGCAGCCGGTGCGGACCCGCAGGGCCAACCGCAAGCAGGTCAAGTGGATCAAGACCAACGGGTACGAGATCCTTGAGGAGAGCGACTGGGCGGGCAAGCATATCCCGGTCGTGAGGGTGATTGGCAACGAGTTTGAGATTGACGGGCGGGTGTACGTCTCGGGCCTTGTGCGCAATGCCAAGGATGCGCAGCGGATGTACAACTACTGGGTGAGCCAAGAGGCCGAGATGCTGGCTCTTGCGCCCAAAGCGCCATTTATCGGGTATGGCGGGCAGTTTGAGGGCTATGAGCATCAGTGGAAGACCGCCAACACGACCAACTGGCCGTATCTGGAGGTCAACCCGGATGTGACGGATGGGAACGGATCGACGTTGCCGTTACCGCAGCGGGCGATGCCCCCGATGGCCCAGCAGGGTTTGATTGCGGCCAAGATGGGTGCGGCCGACGACATCAAGGCCACGACGGGTCAGTATGATTCCAGCATTGGCGCGACCAGCAACGAGCGGTCGGGCAAGGCGATTCTGGCAAGGGAGCGGCAGGGTGATACGGGGACGTATCACTTCGTGGACAACCTGGCGCGGGCGGTGCGGTATGTGACGCGACAGATTGTGGACCTGATCCCCAAGATCTATGACACGCAGCGGGTGGCGCGAATCATTGGTCTGGACGGGGAGACCAAGATGGTCCAGATTGACCCGAACCAGCCGATGCCGGTGCGCAAGATCCAAGATCAGAGTGGGGTGGTGGTTCAGAAGATCTACAACCCGAGCGTTGGCAAGTATGACGTACGGGTCACGACGGGTCCGAACTACATGACCAAGCGCCAGGAGTCGATGGAGGCGATGGCGCAGATTCTTCAGGGCAATCCGAACCTGTGGGCGGTGGCGGGCGATCTGTTCGTCAAGAACATGGATTGGCCTGGTGCGCAGGAGATGGCTGCGCGACTGGCGCGGACCATTGATCCCAAGCTGCTGGAGGATGAGGACGACTCGCCGGCCTTGCAGGCTGCGAACCAGCAGATTCAGGCGATGGGTCAGGAGATGAACCAGTTGCATCAAATGCTGATGCAGGTCAATCAGTCGATGGAAGCCCAAGAGTTGCGCATCAAGGAGTATGATGCGGAAACCAAGCGCATCGCTACGGTTCAGAAGGCCATGCAGCCTGAGCAGGTGCAGGAAATTGTGATTCAGACGCTGCGCGATGTGATGAGTGTTGGCGACATGGCCATTGGAGCGCAACGCAATGTCGTGTGAGAACTTTGTCGGGATGTTGTTCTTGGCGAGGGATGTGACGCACAGCGTCCATCTGAACACCCGGTCCTTTGCCAAGCACAAGGCGCTCAATGAGTTCTACGACGCGATTGTGGATCTGGCCGACTCGTTTGCCGAGGCGTATCAGGGCCGGCACGGGCTGATTGGCCCGATCACGCTGATGAGCGCCAAGAAGACGGGCAACGTCATTGAGTTCCTTGAGGATCAACTCAAGGACATTGAGGGGATGCGCTACGAGTGCTGTGACAAGTCGGACACGCCGCTCCAGAACATCATCGATGAGATCGTGGCGCTGTATCTGAGCACGCTGTACAAGCTCAAGTTTCTGGCTTAGGAGGCGTTATGAGGGTCAGTGGGGCAGTACCGGAAAGTGTTGTTGTTGCGTATGAGGACGGGCAAAACAAGCCTGTCGATGTCAACGAAACGAACGGACTGCCCGTCTCTGACAGCGATGTGCAGTTTTTGCTGCTGCGCCTGCTGAACTACCTCAATGCCCCGTATGGCTATGACAAGTCGCTGGGCCGGTATCGCAACACGGTGGTTGTTGAAAGCGGCACGGTTACGACGGTCGGCACGGTTACGACGGTCGCCGGGGTCACGACGGTCACCAACCTGAGCCAG